ACTGGTCACGATGTTCCCATATCTTTACAACAGTCTCTTTTAGTTCATCATATATCTTATCTTTTGTTTCTTTTAAATTCTCTTGAAGATCTTTAATTTCAACTCTTTTTTCAAAATCTTTAGTATCCAGATCTTCTGCTAAATTCTGAATATCTTGATCTAACTTATCTTTAAGATCTCCTAAATTTCCCTGAAGTGTTTCATAATTTTCATGAACTACATCAAAAGTATTACCAATCCATTTAAAATCCGGAATAGTAGTATTTTTAATATCCCAAATTTCTTTTCTAACTTCTTCTCTTAAAGTATTAAGATCATCATCATAATGTCTTATTTCTGGAAGATTAATAATCTCCTGTTTAAGAAGTTCAGCTTTATCTTCTAAAGAAGTTATTTCATCATCATAATGCTTTATCTCTGGTAACTTGTCAACATATTCCCTGACAATATCAATCTGCTCACATATTGCTTCTACTTCTGCGTCGTAATCTTTTACTTCTGGACGGCTATTTAATTCTGCTGCTACATAAGAAACTTGTTCAGAAAGCTGTTTTAATTCCTTATCATAATACTTAATTTCAGGAACATCTGGAATATCCCTTCTTAAGTCATTAATTAAACGTATTACTTCTGTAAGATCTTCTGGTTCTTCTTCTTCCTCTTCTTCTTGCGGATCATGTGAACCTTGAGAACCAAACCCTCCTTCTTCACCAGGGTCGTTTGCTCTCATAGTAGGTTCTTCTACTATAAACTCCTCAACTGAAGGTAAATCTTCTTCTTTTATAATATCCTCAGCTGATGGTAAATTACTGTTATCTTCAGCAAAATCATCAATTGACGGTAACTTATCCGACATTTTATTAGTAACCTTTGTACTTCGGGATTTTTCTCCCTATCTTATTTAGAAGAACTGCTAAGGTCACTCTCCTTTATCATTTTTGCAAGTTCTGCTGTAGATCCTACAAAGAGTGCATTATTAACTGTATTGGGTCCTTTGGGTTTAGATTCTTCTTCTACATCCTTTAACTTCTTCTGAAGATCCATTAATTTATCAGTTGCATCAGAAACACTCTTAATTAACTGTCCAGCAACTTCATATGCTCTAGGCATTTCACTTTCTTGAGCAAGTTCAAGAATACCATTAATTGCCTCCTGACCCTTCTCTATAATACTATAAAGATTACCACGGGTATACTCATAGTCCTTATCAATATCATCCTTATTAAGTCTATCAGGTTTTTGAATTCCAACCTTAGGAGTTTCAACTTCCTTTTCTTCTACTACAACTTCAGTAGGAGCAATATTGAAAGTTTTATCTAATTGTTTTGCCATGCTTATGAGAATACTCCATCAAATCCAAAGTCATCTCCTACCTCAATTAAATCATTATCAGCAGAAGTTATCGTACCAATATCAGCACCAGCTACATGAGCTGCAGCAGTTGTTCCATCTTGTCCTCTCACCACTGTTATCTGGTTACTGCTAATACTATCAACATACATTGATTCATTATCAATAACAATATATTTGTTCTCAGTAAGAGAACTTCCACTATTCACCTCAAAGATTGTATCTACTAGACTTATATCATTAGTGAGATTAGTAGCAACAATTCCATCATAATTCTTAGTTGCCCTTGGAGTGACAGAGTAAGTAAGATCTCTTCCTCCAGTTCTAGCTTCTTTACCAGACGAATCGGCAGCAATATATCCAATAGAAACCTTCTTGATTATATCTGCAGCAGTAGAAGATACTGGTCCGAATAGATATGTTTTTGCACTAAATCTTAAAGTATATAATAACACTCTTCTTGTACTAAAATCACCTTCATATTGATCATCCATTGTAATATTTTCTAGAATAACTGGAACATCTCTTTTCTCTCCAATAGATTTTACAAGATCAACTGATAATGCATATGCAGGTTGAAAATATGGTACAATTTGCTCTACAATTTGAAGTGCATCATCATTTAATTTTGTCATGATGCTAAGTTCAAAATTCATGTTATAAGGAACAGGCATATATGCCTTTTTCTCTGTTGCTTTATTAGAACTATCTGGTGCAAGAAATGTTTGAGTTGTGGTTACTTTTCTTGAAGGATCATAAGTCAATCCAATAAATTCAAATGACATTCTTGGTAATGTAATTTGAACTGGTTTATTAAGATCGGGAGATTGTTCAAGACGTGCTAAAAACTTTTGAGTCGGTCCATAAGCCAAAGGAACTCTAATGACACTTCCAACGTCATCATCACTATCCGTATGTTTGATAGAAATTGTATTAAACAACGTACCAAACGAGATGATAGTTTTTCTTAATATTTCGTGATAAAAATACTCAAACATTACTTAATACACCTATCAGCTCTATTTATGGATCACCAAATGGGTTACTATCCGAGAAGTCTAATATTGAGTCTGCTGCAGTTTCAATATTATCATTATCTGCAAAAGCAGTGACCTCATCATCAAGATTTATAACTCTTAATGCTCTTGTAGCATTTTCACCTACAATATCTTCTCCTCTTGTCCATGTTCCATCAACTATCTTAATTTCTAAAACACCTGTGCTAGAATTCCAACTATTAACCACAGCACTAGTACTACTTGCTGCACCAGTAACAGTTTCTCCAACTTCATAATCTCCAAATGCACCCGTATCTGGAGCACCTATTGTAATCGTAGGAGTATCACCTACAGTATATCCAACACCTGCATCTCTCCATCTAATAGCAGTAACAATACCTGCAGAACTTATAAGTGCTCTTGCAGTTGCAGTTGTACCTACTCCAGGAGCAGCAAGGGTTACTATTGGTTCATTAACGTATCCAGAACCCCCTGCAGTAAGCGTAACGATACCAAGTGTGCCATCTGCTATTTCGCTTGTTGCAGCGGCACCTACACCTGTCTTGTGGATGAATCCAATACCAGGTGCAACAGTATATCCATAACCAGGATTTCTTATCTCCACTCCTTGAACTTTCTTAGAGGTGATTCCATCACAATCTATAAGATTAGAGATTAACGTTGCAATTCCTACGGCATCTGTTCCACTGGATGGAGCAGAACTAATAGCAACTCTTGGAGCAGTGGTATAATCATTTCCTCTATCAGATATAGTAATCTTTCTCAATCCCCCTTCAGTTACAATTCCAGTAACAGCAGTTGCTTGAACAGCATCTGTAACCAATGTAAGAGTCTGAATATATCCCTTATCAACTACAGTCTCATCAATATCATCTATACCAACATCAACAACTTCATCCTCATAACGGAAGAGTTCACATCTTAATTCATAAACATAATTCTTTTGTAATTGGTAGAATGGCTTTTCATGCTCAACATACTTAATTTCAAATAGTCTATCTCCTAAAGGAAAATAAATTAAATCTCCTTCTTTAGGTCGAGTCGCTAATTCTATATTAGGTATATTTTCAATAAGAGGTGTAATATAACTACTATATCTTTCCTGAGAAATAATAAGATTTAAATCATCTAATTCCTGAATTCCAAACTTAGATAATAAAGTCCCTACTCCCTCATAACCTTCATAAGTATCAACATATGCTTCTATAGGATATGCATCAGTAAACTTGGATTCAATTACCTCTTTAATAATAGTATTTTTTGTCACATACTGTCTTGGGAGATAATAAACCTCTATTCCATAAATTTTAAGCTGCTCATTAATTAAATCTTGAACAAGATTCTGTTCACTTACTGCACCTTGTTGAAAGTAGGGATTAAGAGCCATGGCATTAACCTACCATATCTAACGGTGGCAACTCATAAGTACTGGACATTCTTTCCATTAGAATATCAATGTCCTTTTGACCATCATCATATATTTGCCTACCATTAAGTTCTATCCCTCCTGGAAGTTTTACTCCTCCAAACTTAAGTAAATTTTGTCCCCATTGCCTCTTCATTAAAGCTGTAGCATACTGCTTCAAAAACTGAGAATTCCAAACTCTACCATAATCAGAAGGATCAAGAAGTCTAAAACAATCTATAATCAACCAATCCCCCTCATTAACACTATCCCAATCTATATCTAAATATAACCTATCTTGTCTTTTATTGAATCTAATTTGCTTTTCTGTAGTTAGAAGAAAATTAATATCTTCCAAATACGTTTTAGTCATTGCATAAGTTAGAAGTTCAGTCGCACCCCAAAAATAAATATCATTTAAAAATAATTGATATTTCACACTAAACATATTATTA